GCCCGAAGGCCGAGCCAGCACCGGAGCCCGAGCCAGAGGCCGAGTCTCGCCGTGGAAGGCGAGGTCGCTAATGCTCCGCCGTGGTCTGGCGGCCCTCTCCCTGCTCCTCTGCGCGTCGCTCGCAGGGGCGCAGGGGGCCGTAACCCTGCTCGATACGGACGTCTCGACGGCGGTCACGGCCCAACTCTCGCCCATCATGCCGCTCGCCCGACTCGCGCAAGAGGCGCAGAAGTACATCTTGGCGCAGGCGAAGTTCAGCGGCTATGGTGCTGGCGGAACGAACGTGACGGCGTACTTGCAGACCAGCCTTGACGCGGGCGTCACGTGGATCGACATCATGAGCTTCCAGTTCACGACCGCCAACGCGACGAAGGTGTCGAAGGTCGGTCTCGCGACCGCGCTGGCCGCAGGCGTAACCCCCACCGATGGTGCCCTGACAGCCAACACGATTCTCGATGGAGTCATCGGTGACCGGCTGCGCGTGAAGTACACCACGACCGGGACGTACACCGGGACGTACGCAGCCACCACGATCGGATACGTGGACATCACGGACGTCAGCCCCGGATTGCGGGCCACCCAGACGGTTGTGTATCAGAACGGGACGGACCTGACCGCAACGAAAGCGCTCAACATCCAAGGCGTGATCTACACATTCGTCGCTGCCGTCGCCGTCGCTGGCGACGTGAAGATCTCCGGAACTTCCGACGGCACGATGCTAAACCTCACGCGCTGCATCAACAAGAGCGGGGGTACCGAGGGCGCGGGACAGGACTACATGAGCGCGGGCGGCATCGCGCACCCGTACGTGACGGCTTCTCTTAACGCCGCGACGGACACGCTGACGCTCACTTCGATCCTGTACGGTGTGGCCGGGAACAGTTACACGCTCGACACCACCGCGCCGAACGCGGAGCCCACGTTCACTCTCGGCGGGGCACTCTTCGCGAACGGAGAAGAGTGGAGGCGGGTCGTTGTGAATGGCGTGGTCTACACGTTCGTCGGTACCGTCGGCGCTGACGGGGACGTGAAGATCGGCGGATCGGCGGACGCGACGATGCTAAACCTCACGCGCTGCATCAACAAGAGCGGCGGCACCCCGGGCGCGGGACAGGACTACATGAGCGCGGGCGGAGTCGCCAACCCCTACGTGGCGGCGGCCCAGACGGCGGGCTCCGACATCGTGACTCTGACGGCGCGAACGTCTGGAGTCGGCGGCAACTCGTACACGCTCACGTCTCCCGCTCCGTACACGGAGGCCACGTTCACGCTCGGCACCTTCTCTGGTGGCTCCGCATCTCTCCCCCACCTCAAGGTTTCGGCGCTCGTGAGGTAGAGATGGCTCTCGTCATTGATGCCACCCCGGCCGGTCTGGCGAGCAACAGCTACGCGACGTTGGCGGAAGCGGACCAGTACCATGTCGAGCGCCTCCACAGCGAGGTCTGGGATGACTCTGATGACGCGACAAAGAATGCTGCGCTGGTGATGGCGACTCGGCTCATGGACTCGATGCTCCTCTGGGCCGAGTACCCGACAACCGTGGAGCAAGCGCTCCAGTGGCCCCGATCTGGGATGCTCTCGGCGAACCAGCAGTACGAGATCGACCCGTTCGAGATCCCGATCGAACTGAAGCGTGCTACGGCCGAGTTCGCAAGGCAACTCATCACGTCCGACACCTCGGCGAACAGCGACGTCGAGACGCAGGGCATCGCGTCCCTGAGCGCTGGTGGCGTCTCGCTGTCGTTCCGGGAGGACGTGAAGGCGAAGGTCGTACCTGATGCCGTGACGTTCATCCTTCCAAGCTGGTGGTTCACCATGCGTGGGAGCAAGACCGGCATCCGCAACCTGATGAGGGCATAGTGAACCTCGCTGGTATCGTGCGAAACGCGGTCGGGATTGCGAACTCGGTAACGGGTTCGCTTCAGGCTATCGTCATGCACGAGCCTTGGATCGGCTCGGACAAGTACGGCAAGCCGATCTACGACAACCCGGTGCCGCGCCCAGCGCTGGTAGACAGGCGCACTGCGAGCATCGGCGGGCAGCAGATCGTCCAGAACACGAGCGTCACGTTCATCTACCCGATCCAGCCGCAGGGTGCCGCCGACCGGCAGGAACCGGTCGATCCACGCGACAGGATCACCCTCCCGGACGGCTGGACAGGCCCGATCGTGAACGTGAACGGTCTCGTGGACCCGCTCACCGGGATGCCCTACCTCTACGAAGTCTCCCTCGGCAATCCGGGAGGCGTGTAGATGGCGAACAACGGAATGAACGGATCAGTCCAGTTCGAGGCGAAGATGGCCGGCTTCGAGGCGAAGCTCCAGAAGGCGATCGCGAACTCGCTCTACGTGGAGTGCGAACTGATCAAGACCGTGTCGATGAAGAGAACCCCCGTGGACACAGGTGTTCTGCGTGCGTCCCACGAGGTGCAGAAGCCGAAGATTGAGGGCGAGGACATCTCCTGCTCGATCGCGGTTGGTGGACCGGCGGCACCGTACGCGATCTACGTCCATGAGAATCTCATGGCACACCACCCGGTTGGTCAGGCGAAGTTCTTGGAGTCGGCGATTAACGACGCGAAGCCGGGGTTGTCGGAGCGCGTGATGGGCCGCGTCAACGTCGAGGGGATGTTCAAGTGAGGAGCGCGAATGGCTGGGACTAGCGCTGGAGCGAAAAAGGGCTGGCTCTCTAGGCCCCGGTACACGCATACCGTTGATAGGCTCCGGAGGGTGCAACTCCCCGGCCGTGCCAAGGGCTTGGGCTGGAAGCCTTTCACGCATTCCCACTCCATAAAAACGGCCGCTCGGTATCTTCGCAAGTCTACTGGCAGCTTTGCCAGAGGACTCAAGACGGAGGTTAAGGCGCTCGGCTGGAAGGGAATGTTCGAGAAGGTCTTGGAGCACAACAGGAACTGGAATCCGTCGAGCAGCAGGCGTGGTGGCGGGTCCAAGGGCGGTGGTGGCAGGTTTGGCGGCGGTGGCGCTTCGAGTCGCTGGTAGACATGGCAACCGTGGCTGAAGAGATCGCGGACAAGCTGGCCTCGCTCGGCATGGGCACGGTGGGCACGGACATCTTCATCGGGGTCTACCCGGAGAAGCCGGACGTGCTGACTGCGGTCTTCGAGACTGGTGGGTCTGCCCCCGAGTTCGGGTTCAGCAACTCGGGCCTGAAGTACGAGCATCCGTCTGTCCAGATCGTTTGCCGTGGGGCGCGTGGCGACTACGAGGGTCCGAGGACGCTGATCAACATCGCGTACCTCGGACTGCCGACCGTGCAGGGCATGAGCCTTGGATCGACCTACTACCACATGATCAAGCCGATCCAGTCCCCGACCGTGATGCGGCGCGACGACGACGCTCGCGTCCTGTTCGTGTTCAACGTTACTTGCGACAAGGTGCCTTGATGAGTGGAAACAGAAGCGCGGCAGCGAAGAAGGCGTGGGTCACCCGGCGGGCCGGTGGCGGTGGGCGGTCTCTTGGCAGCATCGCAAGAGAGGTGTCCAAGAACATGTTCGGTGGCGGGCCACTAAACTACGCGGCCGGTCGCAGAGTCATGTCTATCGCAAAGTACATGAAACAGACCGGACTCTCGTACAAGAAAGCTGTTCGATAGCACCGCCATGACACAGCTAGTCGGCCCCGATGGTCGCGCCGTGACGTCCCGCGAGTTGGCGGTGTGTCCGCGTTGCGAGGCGCACGCCGACAAGCGGCAGGTGATCACCGCATTCGGGGGCTGGTGGAAGCGGGTCTGCGAGTGTGGACACGTCTACGATCAAGGACAGGGCGTCCCGCCCTTGGAGGACTGACATGGCTGGTGGAAACCGGAGCGCGGCGGCGAAGAAGGCTTGGGTCACTCGACGTGCTGTGGCGGTGTCATCGGACGGGCGAACACCATGCTCCGGAACCGAAAGCTGGGAGGTCTCGCCCTGCACTCCATGAAGACCAAGGGCGGGCTGGCCAAGATCAAGATGCGTGGGTCGTTCGGTTCCGGAGGGCGAATCACGTGGCGTGACAAGAACGGGAACGTGATGTGACCCAACGACGGCTGTTAGCGGAGGAATGAATGCTGTACAAGACCCTGAAGGATGGAATCCGGCAGCGGACGAGCGAGGGCGGCTGGTCCACCCCGAAGGTGGGGGACATCATCAAGGTGTCCGACATCGC